AGTTGGTGACAAGGTTGAAGAATGGACGTTGAAGGGTGCTTTCATCCAAGCTACAAACATGGGTGAAATGGATTGGGGCGTTGATGACCCTGTTCAAATCCAATTAACGATCGAATACGATTATGCCGTGCTTCAATTCTGATTTAGATTAAATTCTATAAGGGTACATCGGGAAAAATCTCGGTGTACCCTATTTATTTATACGAAGATATGTTTTATTTAACAACAGGATTTAGTTATGTCACAAGTACCAACGGGATATTCTCTCCCTAAGAATGCCTCAGAGATGTCCGATGCCGAAATAAAAGAACAACTTTTATCGGACTATAAACAAACGGCGGTAAAGAAATCAAACTTCCCAACAGAAATGATACCACTTCCATCAAAGGGACTCCTTTATCCAGAAGGACATCCACTTGCAGATGGTTTTATCGAAATGAAGTATATGACCGCACGGGAAGAAGATATTTTGACTTCACAGAATCTTATTAAGCAAGGTGTTGTTCTCGATAAGTTGTTTGAATCACTTATTATTACACCTGTTAACTACAACGAAATTTACTCTGGTGATAAGAATCAAATTATGATTGCTGCCAGAATTTTAGGATATGGAAAAGATTATACAGTAGATGTGGATGACCCTACTTCGCCTGGAAATAAACAAAAAGTAACAATTGACCTTGCACAAATAGAACACAAGGAGGTGGATTATTCTCTGTTGCAAGACCGAAAAAACGAATTCGAATTTACATTACCGCAGTCGAAGAGGGTCATCACATTTCGTCTGACTACACACGGAATCGAAAAGCAAATTGAAACCGAAGTTAAGAGTCTTACAAAACAAATTAATAAGACGGGAATCGATAAGTCTCTAACAACAAGGTTGAAACACATGATACTTTCTGTTGATGGTGAATATGGCAGACCTGCAATCAATAACTTCGTCGATAACGAGTTATTTGCAGTAGATTCGAGAGCATTTCGTGCTCACATCAAAGAAATGTCACCTGATGTTGACATGACCTTTACATTTATTTCGGAAACTACTGGTGAGGCTTTGGAACTAGCAATTCCAATGGATGTCTCCTTTTTTTGGCCTAACTCCTGATTATAAGTTGGGTATGCACGGTGAAATTTTTTCTCTGTGCTATCATGGTAAAGGTGGATTTACATGGGATGAAGTTTACAACTTGCCTATTTATCTTAGAAGATTTTACATACAACAGATAAACAAGGCAATAGAATCTCAAAATAAAGCAGAATCTGCCGCATCAAAACCAAAAAGTAAAGCCGCTCCAAATTTTCGTCGGTAATAATACAAAGTCCTCATATTTATATCTATGAGGACTTTTTCTATATGAGGTAACAAAAATGAAACTTACAGAAGAACAAAAGAAGAGAATAAATGAAAGTATCATGGAAAAGATACTTCAATGGGTTACCGACCGCGAATATTGGAAAGCTCGAAAGATGTTTGAAAATGACCCAAAACTTCAGAAAAAGATGAAGGAAGTATTTGATAGTATGGAAAAGGCATCAAAAATGCTCGATGATTACTGTAAGAAATATGGGTGTGTTGAGCCATCGAAGCACACCAAACAGTTAAAGTCATTCAAAGAGATGAGAGCAGAAAAGGCCGCACAATCAAAGAAAAAACGGTAACTAAATGGCAAAAAGACCACCAAATAGGGAAGAACGAGAAGAAAGGTCAGCCGGAAAAGAAAGACAAGCTAGAGACCAAAAAATTCTCAATGACCAGCTACGAGAAGCTGATAAGTTAACTCAACGTATTTTAGATAACGATAATTTGAGTTTAGAGAACTATGCTGATAAGTTACAATTGCAATTACAGTTAAACGAGAATGCGAAATTACAAGCGACTATTTTATCAAAAGTGCAAAATTTAGAAGGTTCTAGTGTAAAAAATGCAGAACTTCTAACACAAAGATACTCGGTAATTAATGATTTGATAGGTAAAGTAAGTGAAAAGTTCACAGAATCTGTACTAAATTCGTCAAATATAGTATCAAATTCGTTTGAAACCGTAGATATTACACAAGAGTATAATGACTTACTGGATGAACAATATGAGATAGACCAACTTCGTTCAAAACTCGGTAAGACTGAATATGAACGACTTACAAAGATGGTCGATTTGGCAAAAGAAAAATTAGACACTATCAAAAAAACAAATGAATCACAGGAGATAGCCAACAAACTGGCAAAAGATTACTTAGAATCGAATACCCTCGTCGGCGCATCCACAAAAGGTCTTCTTCATAGTTTAGAGTCCTTTAAAGATATGGTCGGTACTGGAAGTCTTGGTGTTATAGGAGAAGTTCTCGGTAATAAGGCTGGTAAGTACATCGAAGAAATCGAATCGGATATTCAGGGTAAAATCGTTCAGGCATTCCAAGATAGTGGAGAATCTGCCATAACTGCATTTTCTGTTGCTAAGATGGCCGCTGGTTCATTCATTAGTTTTGCTTTACCCGCTCTCGGTATATTGGGATTACTCGGTATATTCGGTGGGTTAATTCACTTAGCAGGACATCTTGACGAAGAACTATCGGAAGTGGGTAAAACATTTGGTGTTAGTCGTAAAGAAGCAGAGAACATACATCTTTCCGCAAAAGGTATTGCAAAGGAAATGAAAATTGTTGGTCTCAATTCCGCAGAAGTTACTGAATCAATAAAAGAGACATCTATTGCTCTTGGTGGTTTAGATATAATGGGAAGAATGAGTGCCGGTAGTGACGCAACAAAACAACTCGTGAAGGATGTCTCAGTACTGAGTAATACGTTCGGAATAGCAGATACAGAATCTGGTGGTATTTCTGCAATATCAGACCTTGCAGTGATAATGGGTAAATCAATCGGTCAAGTTGTAAAAGAAAGTGTTAAACTTGGCAAAGGATTACTGACATCAAAACAATCTATTCTTACAATCGGTAAAATATCTCCGAATATTGCTATCGCCTTTAAGAAGGGTTCCGTTGAGCTCTTAAAGGCCGCTCAACGAGCAAAACTACTCGGTATGGAATTAGATGACGTTGCTGACTTTGGTGACAAAATATTAGACATCGAATCATCACTTGAAGCAGAAATGTCAGCTCGTGTAATCACAGGAAGACAATTAAACTTTGATATGGCACGTCAATATGCTTTACAAGGGGATATTGCAGGACTACAAGAGGAAATGTTACAACAGTTAGGTTCTATGTCTGAATTCCAATCAATGAACCGACTTCAACAAAAGTATATGTCAGAAGCCTTTGGTATGACTGTTGATGAAGTCTCAAAACTTCTCGCCGCTCAAGAAAGGTTGGTTGAACTTGGTATTGACCAAACAAAGATGGATGAGATACAAAACATGAATGCTGCCCAATTGGCAGGAGAAATTAAGAATACAAACAACGAAAAACTAAAAGGGTATCTTCAAACTCTTGCAAAAGAAAAAGAATCGGCGGCCATAAATGAACGTATATCCGATGCAATGTCAAAGATAAAAGAAAGAATAGCAGGAACACTTGCTCCTCTTCTTGAACAAGTTCACCACTTCTTCGACTCTGCACAGGGAGCAAAATTCCTAGAAAATACAACTAAAATCATAGAAACCACATTAAAGGCGATTGTACCTGTTGTTCAGTTCCTCGCTGAAAATATGTGGATTCTTGGTGCTGCATTAGGTGCCTTTGTTGGAGTAAAGGCAATACAAGGAATCGGTGGTATCATTAGTTTATTCAAAGGAGCAGGAGGAGCAGCTGCAGCAGCAAAACCAGCCGTAGATGCCTTTGGTGGTGCCTTCGGTGACTTATCAAAAGAAATGGGAATGGCAACAAACGCAACTAATACCATGACACAGGCCGTTGGTGGTGCTAGTGGTGGTGCAAATGCTTTGGGTGGTTTTGTTTCGTCGTTAAGTACAACCGCAGTCAATATGGCCATAGTATCAATTGGTCTAATTGCTTTTGCTGGTGCTCTATGGATAACGGCAGATGCATTTAAAAAGTTTAATGATGTAGATTTTAGTAGCTTTTTAATGGGAATCGGTGCTATGGCTGCACTGGCCGGCGTAGCCTTCCTATTGTCAAAATCTGTACCAGCAATGATTGTTGCAGCGGGAGGTATGGAAATTTTTGCATTGGCATTACTAGGAATTGGTGCAGGAATAGCTCTTGCCGGATTTGGTATAAAAATGGCATCAGAATCAATAGGCATACTTGCTGA